ATTGACGGAACTATCGGTGCAGATAGATCTAACCAATACTTCAGAATCTTCAGAGTTGACGACATAATGGTGTAAATCATTAGTTAATTCTAATTCTTTAAAAGGGGTGCTTCGGCACCTCTTTTTTTGTATACTAACTTTTTAATTCATATAAATAATAGTATGGCATTAACAGATAATAAAAACTTTCTTAGCCCAGTAGGCTTTGCATTTAAAATAGATACCACAGAGTTTCCAAATCTGGAATACTTCTGCACGGCAGTTAACTTACCAGGAATTACTTCAGGCGACACACCTTTGCCTTATCGAGGAGTTAATATAGCTATGTCTGGTGATCGTATGTCATTCGAAGATCTTTCTATAAGGTTTAACATAACAGAAAATATGGAAAACTATATAGAAACATTTGATTGGATGCACAATTTAATACAAAAGAAAGATGCTGATAAAAACTATAAAAATGACGCTACGCTATTAATATATAGCTCACATAATAACATCAATAAAGAAATCAAATTCTTTGACATATTCCCAGTACAATTAAGTTCTGTGGAATTCAACGCTCAAGGAACCGACATAGAATACTTACAGGCAGATCTAGTTCTTAAGTATACTTCATTCGAATTCGTTTAATAAAGGGTTTACTTTTACGGTAAACTGTGGTATAATAGATACTATGAATAATTTAGAAACAATAATGGAAATGTGGAAGAAAGATAGTGAGATTGATGAAATGAATCTTGACGAATCTTCCCGTGCAACAGCAAAACTACACTCAAAATACCTAGAACTATATACAGTAAATAAGCTTAAGTTAAGAAAATTAGATCTTGATTTAAAGGTTATATTAAGAGATAAGTTCAATCACTATAATGGTAAATTAGATCAGGAAGATTTAGATCGTCTTGGTTGGGATTACGATCCACTTAATGGGTTAACGGTACTTAAATCTGATATGGATAAATACTATGATGCAGATCCTGTAATACAAGAGCATCAATCTAAGATGATCTATACAGAAGAACTAGTCGCTGCTTTAAAAGAAATATTAGAAAGCGTTAAGTGGAGACATCAGACAATAAAAAATATGATTGAGTGGCGTAAATTTACTAGTGGAATATAGAATACACCAAGAAAAATTTAAAAACATGGATCGTTTTTACGATGTAGTTCGTAGCGCCATGAATAAGTTAGGTCATACTGAATCAAATACTAAGGGAGATATTAACTTCTATAATCATTTAGAAAATAATAACAAGTTTAGTAATGATGTTATTATATTAAAGCCTACCGCTCCTACTTCAAAACATTTTACATTAGACCGAATGGGATATGCTAATACATCAGAATTAGCCTATAAAGAGCCAAAGGTAAATGATGATATAGAGCAAATGGATTGGCAAGGTATTATAGATCTTAGAAACACCAAGCCGAATAAATGGGATGATTCCATTTTACTTAAATGGCGACCAGCTAAAAAGATTAAACAACATATCCTTATCATTGGCCAGCAGCCCCACGACGAAACAGTAAATGGATTTGGATTTGGTGATCATTGGAAAAAACTTACCATGATCGTGGATTATCTATTTAATGAACCTATTATTGTTAAACTACATCCAGCTATGAAAATACGCGGTAAAGTAAAAGATCAAATAGATAGATGGATTCAAAGAGGAATAGATGTACGAATTGGGTATAATAGCATTCATGACTTTTTACCTTATACTACTTGTGCTATTGTAGATAATAGTACAGCAGGAATAGAATGCTTAATGCACGAAGTTCCAGTTATATCATACGGTTGGCCAGAATATCATTGGGCAACTAAAAAATTACAAACATTACCCCAATTAGATATGCTAATACACAACCCAGAAGAATGGAACAACCCTGTATACGCAAGACAGTTTATTGAATGGTACATAAACCATTACCTTTGTACTGATATAAATAATACCATGAGAAGATTAGAAGAACTTTTATAATGGACCAGATTAATATTACCAAGAAGAACGAATCGTTCCTGCATTTAGAAACTGATCCTGGGATCGAGATGGAATTATCAGAGCATTTCTGCTTCTTTGTGCCTGGTTATAAATTTATGCCTGCATATCGTAATAAGTTTTGGGATGGAAAAATACGCCTGTTTGATACGCGTAAAAAAACTCTATACAATGGTTTGTATAAGTATCTTAAACAATTTGCAGCAGAGCGCGAATACGAAGTCCTGACCAATGATTCAGCACAGTATGGAAGTGTAGAGCCAGAAAAACTACCATTAGATTTTGGGACTGCGCCAATACTAACATCCAATCAAATACCTATTACCCCAAGAGATTATCAATTAGATGCATTAGAACATGCATTAAAGAACGAAAGAAGTTTATTACTATCACCAACCGCATCTGGTAAATCCCTTATAATATATCTTGCAGCGAGATGGTATATAGAACAACACCCTAGTCTTAAAATACTAATTGTAGTTCCTACAGTATCGTTAGTTGAACAAATGTATTCAGACTTCGAAGACTATAGTTCTACTGATGAGCATTTCCATACAGATGAATATGCTATGAAAATCCATGGTGGTACTGTAAAAGGTGAACGTATGGGTAGAATAGTTATATCCACGTGGCAATCAATCTACAAAAGACCAGCTGAATTCTTTCAGAACTTTGGGATGGTTATTGGCGATGAAGCACACCAATTTAAAGCTAAGTCTATGACTGCTTTAATGGAAAAATGTACGGAAGCTAAATATAGAATTGGAACAACAGGTACATTAGATGGAACACAAACACACCAATTAGTGTTAGAAGGATTATTCGGTCCAGTACATAAAGTAACTACAACCAAAGATTTAATAGATGACGGGCAATTAGCTAAGTTAAATATTAGTATGCTTTTATTAAAGTATAAAGAAGAACACTGTAAAGAAATATCTAAACTAAAATACCAAGAAGAAATAGATTTTATTGTAAGGTATACACCAAGAAATAATTTTATATCTAACCTTGCTATTGACCAAGATGGTAATACATTAGTCCTGTTTAATTACGTCGAAAAGCACGGCAAACCCTTACATAACATCTTAAAAGATAAACTAAAGAATAAGAATAGAAAGCTTTTTTATGTCTCGGGCGAGACGGACGTGGACACCCGCGAGAGCGTAAGATCAATAACCGAAAAAGAAAATGATGCTATTATTGTTGCTTCATTAGGTACATTTTCTACAGGTATAAATATTAGAAACCTACATAACATTATCTTTGCTTCTCCGAGTAAATCACAGATAAGAGTATTACAAAGTATTGGTAGAGGTTTAAGAAAAAGTGATAGAGATACAAAAGTATTTGATATAGCAGATGATTTACATTGGAAGACAAATAAGAATTATACCCTAAATCATGCAGCAGAAAGAATTAAAATATATTCAAAAGAAAAATTTGATTATGAATTATTTGAGATAAATATATAATATGGAAGATTTAAATATAAGACATTTTAAACTTATGAATGGTGAAGATATCATAGGTGTTGTATCTGTTAAAAATGATGATAGTTGGCTAATAGAAAGACCAGTACTTATTCAATCCAACATACTTGGCGGATTTCAGTTTACACATTGGTTCCCTTTTTCAAATACGAAAGTACATAAGCTACAATTTACTAGTATTATTAACAGTACTGGTATCGATCAAGACATAAAAGAAGATTACCTTAATTTTGTGCTCACTGCTAAGAAACGCACACGTAAGATAGAATCAGATATGGATGTGATGGCACAAATGGAAGCAGCCGTTGATCGTAGAGTAGAAGATGAGTTTAATGAAGGTAACCTTATTAAGGATAAGAAGAAGATAATTCATTAGTGTACCTCTTCCCTCGAAAGTACTCTATTATTATATCATATAAACTACGATTTGTAAACCTTTTTTTTAATTATTTTTAAATTAATTTAATGGTTTACTTTTAGTTAAAACTATGGTATAATATACATTACTATGCTAAATTATGGAGATTAATAATGGCAACAAAAAAGAACAAAGCTCATTATATTAACAATAAAGAGTTTTCTTTAGCTGTAGTAGATTACGTTAAATCTGCCACACTAGCTAAAGAGAAAAATAAAACAATACCTGTCGTAACAGATTATATTGCTAGATGCTTTATAAAGATTGCGGAAGGATTATCCCACAGACCAAACTTTGTAAGATATACCTATAGAGAAGAAATGGTTATGGATGCAGTAGAAAACTGTTTAAGAGCTATAAACAATTATAATATTGACACAGCTACAAGAACAGGAAATCCAAATGCATTCTCTTACTTTACTCAGATTTGCTTCTACGCTTTTATTCGTAGGATTACTAAAGAGAAAAAACAACAAGAGATTAAATTTAAATTCATCGAAAAGATGGGTATAGAGGATTTTGTTGAAATGGGTATGGATGGAAATGTAGCTCAGGAAACAATGAACTACGTAGATACTTTAAGGCAAAGAATTAGCCAGATCGCAACTAAAGATAAGGCAGTAAAAGAATTTGCTCAAAAGGAAAAGAAAGAAAAGAAATTAGAACTGTTTATGGGGTAATTATGAAGAAGATGTCAACCAAACAAAAAACTGCTCACAATAGAGTGACCGCCAAAAGGCGTAAGTCATTTATGAAAAGACGAGCACATGTTGCTATACTAAAAGCAGCTTATAAAAAATCATCTGAAATATCTAGACAATTAGAAAAGATTAGATATAGACAAGTCAAAGCGGCCAAGGCAGCACAATGAAGGTAGCAATATTAAATGACACCCACTGCGGTGTTAGGAATTCAAGCGATATATTTTTAAACTATCAAGGTGCTTTTTATAGGGATGTATTTTTTCC